TCTTCGAGCTTCTTAGTCATACTTGTATTTAGTTAGCAATATTGCATCCAACATTTTTTTTAGATTTGGATTTCCTTTTTGCCCACCGCCTGTTAGCGACCAAATTTTTGTATTTTTGTTTTTACCAATAAATTTGTCTAACGATGCTAAATTTAGAAATTTAGAATCTATAAATCCTTGTTGCAACGCCAATGACATACAAACCTGATCGAGTGCATATAAGTTTGCTCTCTCAAATTTATCCATATTTTCACTTATAATATCAAAATCTGTATTATCTAATTTCTGCTTGTAGATTTCTATAACTGTTTTAAGGAAAGAATGTTTTTCTTTATGCACATAAGAAATATTAGCACCAGTTTGCTTCCACAGATTATTATGATGGGGATAATATAATATTCCTAATTTTGTTTCTTTAGGAATAGATATACAATCATTAAAAATTATATCTGCATCTGTTATAAAAGCATCTTCTATTAAATTATTGTTGAATAAATGATCTGTAATAAAATATCTTGAGCAAAAATAATAACTCTTTAATTTGTAGAAATTTATATTGGTGTTTATTTCTTCGACGCTATAAGAAAAATTTATGCACGTATTAAATTTATCAATCCTATCTAAAAATTCTTCTTTGGGATTAATAAAATGTATATGTACATCTAAATTATTTTTTTCGCAAGATGCTAAATTATAAATTCCGTAATTATTAAAAAAATCTTCGTCGCATTGAAAAATTACAACAGATTTAGATTTAGGTTTTTTTATTATTTTAACGTTATTAAAGAATTCCTGCATGTTTGGCCCAATCACGGTATTCAATTGTTTCGTATTCAATGTCATTATTTACATACCAAGTTTCAAAATGGCATTCGCCATACCATGATTTTCTCTTTCTCATGGCAAACACGTTATTGACCGCAATCCTGTATCCTTTAGAAATTAAATATTCCGTTGCGGCATCTATGGTTTTTACGAATCCTCTTTCTTCGCGCCAGTATTCGTCATGCTCAAATGTAATGCAATCAAATTCCATTCCTTGATCTATAACATTCTTTAGAGCTGCCAGTGTAAGTTCCGGCGGATTAATATCACAACTTAGGTATCCATATCTTTTAATTTCGTCGTATTTAAAATTTACTGCATCATCGTAGATACAAATGTTCTTTCTTGTTTTGTTCCAATCATCTTCAAATTTCTTATCAAGTTCCAGACTAAATCCAGTGAAATTATTTTCTTCTAACAAGAGTGTGTTACTGTAGTGTTTAGGATCAGCAGCACCTATTTCTATATAGGATTTATGTTTTGATGTTTCCAGGGCAAATAGATCCTGCCCAACTTGTGAATGATGCATTATTTTTTTCTCTTACCACCTTGATGGAAAATATCGTCTTCGTTAATTACTCTGAATCTAATTTTTTGTTGCTTACACCAAGCGTTCGCTGCTTCCCACTTGGCAAGGTTCATTATGTATTGTTCTTGATTATATCTGCTCTTTCCTATTTTTTCTCTTAGAGTTTGGTTAGAAGGCTTTACTTCAACAACTTCCGCATGCTGGCTTCCATTTTTATCTCTATAGACTATGAAAAAATCTGGAACGTAAATTGTATATTTTCCTGTGAGTGGATTTCTGTAAGGTATTTGTACTGATTCACTGGCCCAATTTTGCACACCCGGATGTTCATCCAACATCTTCATGAATACAAATTCCCAACTACTTCTGGCAAGAGGACTTTTCTTTCCTACATACTTGCCGGGATTTTTCATGTCAAATTTTCCCTGGGCAAATTTAGGCATTTTAAGGTACCACGTTTCTTTGTTTGCTAACAGATTCTATAGTTTGTCTGAAACCAAGTGTCGATGTTGCTGGTCTATTATTGTTTAAAATTTCTGCAACAAGTTGGCTCATCTCTGTTTGTTCAAATGATTTTAATTGATCAAGGATTGTGTTAATGCTTACATTTTCAAGTTTAGCCTGCCTTAATAAAACATTCGAAGAAGTAACTGCTGCTTCATCAGAAAATCCTCTCTTGGTAAAGAAAGCAATTGTTGCATCAACATCAACTGCTCTGAACTCGTAAGGTTTCTTTCCATAATTGTCAAAGTACAACCTTGTTTTCGCTGCACTGTCATTTAGATTCTTTGCTGGAAGATTAGTTGACATTATCTTGGCCCGTTATTAATTACTGATTTGCTTTTTGCTTCTGTGGTTGTTGCTCCGGAATCATTTTTATTAAAGACTTTATTTGCAGCACCACTAACGGTATTTACAACTTTTTGCACTCCAATAGGATTAGTTAGAATGTTAATTGCTTCTGCTTTTAACGAAGACGAAGAAAGATTTTTTGCATTCTTGTAGGTATTAATGGCACCTATAGCAGTTCCAAGAAAGTTCTGTGGTGAATCAAATGCCGTTCCATCACCCAAGGAACCAAACACCTGTTCAAGGCCATCCAGAACTCCTCCTTCTCCAATTAGGTTACTCACACCACCGCCTGCAACGCTAATTGGCGATGGAGTATTGTCATAGTGCAGTGTTGCAAAACCCTTTGGCGAACCTTCACGCACTGTTCCGCTTGAATAAATTACTGCTTCGTATTCTAATTGCATTGATGATTCTGCTGGTTCACTGGATGCAGAATAATCCATCAGTCCGTGCTGCCAGTTTTTTATCTTAGGATTAACAAGAGTATAACCTATGAATCTTCTTCTCCCCATGGTATAAATTGTAACCGACTTTAACAAAGGTGCTGTTATGTTATTGTCAAGACCATATCTGAAGAAGTTCGAACCCTTTCCGGTGTTTTTATAAACTGTATTATCATAGGCAGTGTTAGGTAAGTTTCTGTCCTTGATATAGTATCCATAGTATAATGCCCACAACGCACTTACAACACCCTGGTTATCATCGTGGAATGTTAAATTTACTGGTTCATAATTAATCATCTTGTAGATGATTTTTTTTCTATTGTATTGATTAAGAGTCTTGCTATCAAACGTAAATTTTGGTAGTTCGGCAGTCTTTACCAATAGGCCAACTTCTTCGGCATGTTTGCCCTTAAAACTCGCACCCTTGGATGCCGCAGGATCAAGTTCTATTCTTAGATAATAATTAAACTTTGTTCTTGGGGCTAAACGAAAAGAGTCTTCTATGAAAAGGCGTGTTGCATGTTGGTAGTTTGCAACTATTCCTTTTGGATTAGTTAATCCAGAGAATACGTCAGTTAAGAATCTTGTGAATTTGTTTGCCATACTACTATTTAGCCATAAAAAAAGCCCGGAAAAAATCCGGGCTTTTTAGTATAATAGTAAAAACTATTCTTAAGCGCCTTGGGCTGCTGAAGCACCAGTAGTAGATTCGCCAAGCGTTCTTTCCACTGCTGCACCAATACCAACACCAACACCTTGCTCGCCTGCGCCCCACTGTACCATGTTGTCGAAACGTATAGTAAGTGCAACTTGCATTGCTTCGTTTGTGCCGTAGTTAGCATCGCCGTAGTCAACGTTACTTAGGAAACAGCCATATAGGTTAGCAGTTTCAAGTACATTAACGCCCGATGGATTATTACCGTTACCACCGTCTAATACTTCAATCTTAGTAGTAAACTTATAGTCAATACCAGATCTTGCAGAAGCCTGTTCAACAAAGTCGAACTGTTTCTGAACCTGTTGACCAACAAGTTTTTGAACCTGACCAGTTGCATCGTCACGCAAGTTAAGAACAACTGTTTCAAACGTGTACTTACCTGCAAGGTATACCTTTGAGTTGTACACGTCAAGTGTCATTTCTTCAAAACCAACTTTTGGTCTTGAAACGTCAACAACTTGTTTTGTTAATTCAGTCGCAGCATTTACTCCAAATCCAAGTAATGTAACGCGGAAGCGATACTTTAACTTAGGCATCAAGAGCACTTGGTTGCCTGCGTCTGTCGGTACTCCGAAATTATTTAATGATGTTATAGGCATGTCTTATATCTCCCCTGTGTTCTTGACACGCAATGGTATGTAAATGAACTCAATAGCCTTAGTTGGTTCAATCGCAATATCAACATAAAGTTCATTACGATCGATTCTTGCCGGCGTATTGTTTGTTTCATCACAAACTACCGCGAAATCGTAAAGGGCACGTAAACCAACCAATTCAAGCAGTAATGATTCCACTGATTGTTTGATCTCATCCCTTGTGATTTTATCATTTGGTTCAAAGATATACGGACGAGCCAACTTGTTCAACTGACTGCGTAAGTATACAACCAAACGTGCTACGTTGATTCTATCAAGAGCGGATGCATTTCTTGCTCTTGTTTTTTGACCATAGTTAACAAGTCCAACTCCATTAAAGAATGTAATTGGATTAATGCTTAGGCCGTACAACGTGTCTCTTTGACCTTCGTTAAGGGCAACTGTTTGGAACTCACCGCTTTCAGAATCGATGTATCCAACTGCTGTTGCGTTTGTGATACCACCACGTCTTGTACCTGCTGGTGCAAACCATGGAAACGATACTTGGTCGCTTAGTGCAATAGTTCTTAGCATCATGTGTGAACTTGGAACAACTGCATTCGAACCACTTAGGTCAGTAGTAAATCCATTTGGATAAAAAGCACCCAAATACTCATCGTAAGTTACTAATCCTTCATCTCCGTTGTCAGTAACAAGGTTAGCATTTGATCCCCAGTTAGTTAATGTGGTTGCGTCAGCAGCCAATCTAAGTGGAGTATCACCAATAACAAATGCTGTTAAACCTCTGTCGATGTTTAGATTAACAAGATTGCTCATTAGTTCTGGATAACCAGGACATGCAATTAAGTTAAAGTTACGTCTTTCTTCGTCACGTACTTGATCATTCGTATCAACCACGCTCTTCAGTCTCTGTACAATAACCATACGCTGTGCTTTTCTTCCGAAAGAACCTGAACCGTCTTCTTGGTTTCCTGATTCAGTAACCCAACGGTCAGTAGCATAATTAGCCATTGAAGTATCACCGTAACGAACGTTATCTGCTGTTGTGTCAACATAGTTATTAGCATAACGCTTAACGTTACCGCCACTTCTACGTAGATTCCATAACAACATTCCTTGTGGATATAATGCTGGATCTGGAGCATCTGTATCTACGAAATCGCTTGTTAGTAATGATTTAATAGTATCAGCAGTTCCTGCTCCTTCTGGAGTTGAACTGTTACCGCTCTCATCTCTCCAACGTGCATCTGCGAATAACACACCGTCTTCAGTTGTTTGGTCTGTCTTATCAACTTGTACCCACTGTTGCAAGTCATTGTCATACTTGTAAATTGTTGGGAAGTTTTCAAGATCCGCAGTTGAAATCCAAAGGTCGCCTGTTACAAGTGCTGTGCCATCTGATTGTTCTTCTGGCTCTGTAGCACTTACTATAGGACCTTCTGGATCTGCATTTGGATATACATTTAAGTATCCATCCCACTTGCTGCCATCGTGTACCATTATGTCAACTTCAGAAAATTCTGGGTTGTACCATAATTGTCCATCTTGTGGCTCGTTTTGTGGGTTATCGTTACTTGCATAAAAATCTTCAGCAGCCAATGGCTTCCAGTTAGAAGCAACATATTTTGTTTGACCTGATGAATCTTCTGCACCTGATGGTAGATCATAGAAGTTAGCAGTTCCAACACCTGTATCAATGTTATAAGGTGTAAATGCTGCGGATACAGCATCAAGGCCAACGTCTCTTAATCTAAAGTCTCCGCCAAGTTTATGCGAAATAGAAATTTTATTGTCGGAATCAACCGATGCAACAATATTCGTAAATCCAGCAGCATTAACCGCAGCAGCAAACGCATCAGCGTCTGTTGTTGCACCAGTTGCTGTGAAATCAATTTCAACTTCACTGGCTAATGCTTCCTGTCCTTTGATAGATTCAGCAATTGCAAACTGATTACCACCTGTTGTAAATGTTGAAGCAGTTACAGCATCAGAAGTAATTGTGGTTGCTCCTGAATTTGCTCTTCTCCAGAATCTAAATTCTGCTGTTGCTGGAGATGCATCATAACCACCATTTTCAGTAGCATTGCTTTGAATGTATAATGTATCCACAGGAAGATTTGCACCGCCACCCGCTCTATCAAGATAGTATAATGCTGAATGGTTGTTTGAGTAGATGTAAGTTGTTTGATCTACCCAAGTCTCTGTGCTTGACTGCCACTTAGATGCTCTAATTCTTGCACCACCATTTGGCTCTGTAGTCTTGATCCAAACTGAAGTAGTTGGTCTTGCACCTGCATCTGTTCCTGGAGTTCCCTTCCATTGTGGAACTGATGTGTGTGGAGTTTGTTGTAATTCAGGTCCTCTGTATGCAACAGTTCCTAAGCCAAGTGCTGTAAGAGTTGCTGCCGTTCCTGAACATGTAATTGTGTTAGCACCAGAAGCCGCTGTACCATCACTGTAAAGTCTCAGTGTGTTACTCACGTTTCTTGCAGTTACTCCAGTGATTGAAGCACCGTTGATTGCTGTAACAACATCATTAAGTGTGTCACCATTGTTTACTGTGATGCTTGTTCCGTTAATTGTAAGTGTACCTGCGTCTGCTGCACCAAGTGCTGACGAAACAGTTTGAGTTCCAATAACAGTTGGAATACTTGCTCTCCAATCCTGTGAGCCTACTAATACCCAAGCACCCGCTGCAACACCTGCTTGTGTGTTTCCAGCAGTCTTGTAATAAAGTCTTGCATATTCCTTGTTAGCACTGAAACCTGCACCAGTTCCTACTGTTTCAAAAACAACAGCATAGTCACCGATCGAACCAACGGAAGTTTTTGGAGCGTTGCTCGAAATGCTTGACGAGTTGTCATTTGTTAAAACTATAG